GAGGCTGCGGATCTTATTTGCGTTCGCTCTGGTTTGGTTAGTGGGCCTATTTGGGGTCACTGGCCTCATTTCCTGGATCATGGTTGTGTCTGGGTATGTGTTGTGCTTTGTGCCAACAGATATCAAGTACTTCCTACGGTATCGGGAAAGCTTGAGTAGAGCGTGGAATGAAGTCCTGGCCAGTGGGGAGGAAACAGATCTTCCGGAGTCCGCTCCAGAAGTGGGCTTCAGGCGCGTTGAAAAGGGACGTAAGGGATTTGCCTGTCGGGTGGCTGTCAAGGCCATCAGCGAAGTTGGTCTTCTTAAGCCAACTAAGGCAAATGCCCTTGTTTACCAGAAAGTTGTGCTGAAGGTTTTAAGTGATATGCGTGTTCGCTATGTGGACCGAGTCCGCATCTTGCCACATGCTATCGCAGCTTGCTTGGATCGACCGGAGGAGGTGTCCAAGGTGGAGGGCTGTATAGCCCTTCTCACCAAGGAGCCTTTGTCCACATAGGGGGGCCTAGTGGCCCGTGAGGGATTCCGCACCAAATACGACCCTTTTGATCTATCTAAGGTTGATGGTGTCAGCGAATCGGAGAAACTCACGGTAACCACTGGGTACTCGGCGAAGGGGAGTCGAACTTGGTATTCGTTCAATTCTCCAGCCACAACATTTGAATACCTTGTCCATGACAATTGTTTAGCCAACGTTGCACGCGGCATCGTTGAACGTGTTTTCTGTGTCAAGGACAAAGAAGGGAAATTTGTGCGCCCACCAAAGCCGAAACCGGGTGCATTTGCCGCGAAATTGAGGAGCGTTGGTATGCGTGTACGCAATATCGTTGGGCACTCTCCCCTTTGGAGCCGCGAACAGTTCGTCGCGTCTTACTCAGGGCCTAGACGTGCTTCTTACGAGAAGGCGATGCACAGCCTTGACGTCGAGCCTTTGACAAAACGGGATGCTTTCCTATCCACATTTGTGAAGGCCGAGAAAATCAACGCCACCCTCAAACCCGACCCACCTCCACGGGTTATTCAACCTCGTGGACAGCGCTACAATGTTGAAGTCGGGCGGTATTTAAAACCTTTGGAAAAGAAGTTAATGCATGCCATTGATGTACTGTGGGGAGAGCCCACAGCCATCAAGGGTTATACAGTTGAGAAAGTTGGACAGATCTTACACGCAAAATCACAGCTTTACAAGAGACCCGTTTATGTTGGATTGGATGCTTCTAGGTTTGACCAGCACTGCTCAGTGCAGGCTCTTGAATGGGAGCATTCAGTTTATAATGGTATTTTTCGTGATCCGTATTTGGCTGAATTACTTACTTGGCAATTGCAGAACAGTGGCAAGGCCTATTGTCCGGATGGGAAAGTGAGTTATACTGTTGAGGGATGTAGAATGTCTGGTGACATGAACACCTCCATGGGTAACTATCTTATCATGTCTTGCCTTTGTTACCAATTCTGCAAAGATAAAGGTCTTAAAGCTAGTTTGGCCAATTGCGGAGACGATTGCGTGTTGATCATGGAAAAGAACGACCTTAAGAAACTCAATGGACTAGCTGAATGGTTCCACGCGATGGGGTACACCATGAAGATTGAAAAACCTGTGTATGAACTTGAACAAGTTGAGTTCTGCCAGATGCACCCTGTGTACACATCTCGTGGATACATAATGGTCAGACGGCCTGATACAGTCATGACTAAAGACTGCTGTGTGGTTCGAGGGGGTATGACAATTCCAAAACTGAAAGAATGGCTTGGTAGTCAGCGTAAGGGAGGGTTGGCTCTCGCTGGAGATGTTCCAATCTTACATGCTTTCTACAAGGCCTTTCCTGAGGTTGACACTGAAATGCTCTCGGACTACGCTGCACCACACAAATTTCAGGCTGGAGCACAGTATGGCGGCGTAACCGAGGAGTGTCGGTATTCGTTCTGGTTGGCATTTGGTTTAACACCAGATGACCAGGTTGCTGTGGAGGAAGAGTTGTCAAAGCTAACATTCACAACCCAACCACAGGAACTGTTGAAGAACAATGCCACCCTCCTCGACTTCTGTGCTAGATAACTGACCATTATCACCACCCGCTACCCTGGCATTCTTAGCACCACTCGCCATCGGAGCAGCAGCAGCTGGATTAGCTAACATTGTTGAAGGGTTTTCGCTCAGGGTACACAAGGATTCACCTACTTTGGGGCCTAGCCCTAATCTTAGACGTGATACTAGTGATACACTGGCAACATCAGGATATATAGTTGAGGAACCCGATTCCGGAGACTTGGCGCAGCAGATAACTGTGGTTAATACAGGTGGACAAGTGAGAACGTCAAAGAACAACCAACCAATACTTGAGCAAGGGATTGATCTTGTGATTGACTTAGTCACACAAGGGACAAAGGAAATGGCTAGGAAGGGTTTGAAGAAAGGAGTGGACTACGTGGCCGAAAAAGTATCCAAACAAAAGAGGAAGAAGGCAGCAAAGCCTAACAAGTCCGGCAAGGTGGTAAACCAGACTCTCCAGTTACCGGTTGTGGCTTACCGAGCCCCAGTATCGAAGCCTTACGCTACATCATCTGCCCCTGTGTCAGTCGGTGCAACCCTCGCTGGATCGAGGACGTTCGCCCGCAGAACCAAGAGTGGACATATTGTGCGTGGGCGGGAATTTCTGGGCTCCGCGTATGACACTAAACTCGTGTCAACTTGGACGATGTGCCTTGGGGCACCTCTGACACCGGTGTCTTTCGTTGACTCTCTTCTTCGGCAGTACGGAGCAATGTATAACTACTTCAGATGGCGTAGGTTGAGGGTCCATTATGTGACAACCTCACCAACATCCACTGCGGGTAGTATTATGTTGTATTACAATAAGGACCGTGCGTCTACATTCCTCACCCAGACCTCCACAAACCTTATGCCTTTCGTCCTATCTGACCCCCATACTACAATTGGTCCGCAATGGCAAAATCTTGTGGTTGATTTAGAGACTGACTCGGAATGGAAGCGGCTAGATTATGGATTAACGGATGACATCACACATTATTGTGCTGGTGAGATCTTTCTCCTATCTAAGACTGCTGCAAATTCAGATTCACCAGGTATGCTACTTATGGAGTATGAGATCGAGTTTAAGGACGAGAATCTCACTCCGCGTCTACTGCTATGGCCTCAGCCATCGATAAATTACGTTCCATATGATCTGGAGATACCGTCAACGACAACGGCTGGGTTGACTGCCACGTTTTTCCTGCATTCTGGTACACCAGCTATAGGGGTGAACGCTTCATCTCTACAAGCTGGGGGAATATATAAGGTCATCATTGACTTTACCAATTCCCATCCGTGGGCGGCGTCAACCCCATCTGCATCGGCCTCGACACTCTTCAGAATCAACATGGGCGCGGTTACCAATACACTGTCTGTCATTGATGGTACAACCTTATATGCGTTGAACAGCACGTCCAACATTACGCTCTATCCTAATGCTCAGGATGCCTATGCTTCAAACAATGCTGTGATGTGGAACATATCCCTAACCGCCCGGGGAAGTGCGTCAGTCATGGCGTGGTTTTCCCTGATCGGTTTTCTAGGAAATCGCAGCATGAATCCTAACATGTAACGGGTGGTGGCACGGGGCAAGAAGTTGACCACTTCATGTCTATCATATCGCTTGACGGTGAACTTGATTTTGCCCCTTACCAAGACACGTTATCTAAAGTCCATTTGAAACATAATTCTAGTCGTTCTGTTATTTCCTTTAGTCCACATACTTTCCACGAGAAATGGAAGGTCCCGAACACTGGATTTTACACCCCAACCGATGTCAAAATTGTGGTCACGCCACACATATCAGAGAATGCTGGAGTGATGGCCACAATAAAGTTAGTCGACGCGTCAGACATGAGTCCCAGCCGAACGTTGTTCCAGAGCCCGGCTTTCAATCTTGGCCATGGAAAGACGATCGAGGGGTCTCAGCTGCCATTCTGTCTACCGGTGGGGGAATATCCTATACAGTTCGAGGTCACGGTGTCACAGTCTCAATTTCAGGCCACAAGAACGATGTTTTCAACATCGTTAAGCTGGCGGATGATGTGGTCACCCACCCCATTGTCCAGGGTCAAATCTGTATTCATCAACGCGGAGGAGCCTGTGAAGGAGGCAGTGACGAACTTCCAGATCAAACCG